AAGTAACCTTAGTACTACGCTCTTTGAAAAGCGGCATACGGGGGTCGTTTTCTCGCATGTACGTGTTATCCACTGAATTCATCTGCTGATCTGCCAGTTGGCGGAAGTGAGCGTCACGTTGTTCAGTAAATTCCACGGGGGTTTTGCACAGCATCAGTCCACCGACGACTACGCTATCTGGGAAATGACCGGAGGTCATGCCAAACAAACGAATTTCGGGGTGATCCGAGGCTTTAACGGGTTCCCAACCCTCGCGGAGCTTAGAAGAAAGATTGGTGGGGTCGTCCTTATTGAGCGTGCTTACTCGAATCCAGCGGAACGCATAGCCTTCTTCCGGTAAGGGATCAGGCAGGAGCTGGGGCGGCATCCACTTCGTTGGACGAGCGGCTGCTGCACGGGTATCAAGGTCACGGCTCTTACGAATTTGCTCAGTCATATTCATTTCCTCATCTGTTCTGCTATTACTTGCCGGGCATAGAGTTCCAAAGGAACCCCAAGACGCTTAGCAAGGTCCACCTGCGATTTGGTAAGTACGACTTTTTTGGGCGCAGTACTACGTGTTGCCGGTGAGACAACATTCGATTTCGTCCGCTGAGGGGGCGCATCAGCAGGGTTTGCAGACTCGAATTCATCTGCAAATCTTTCCCGCATTTCGGCGTCAATACGTTCGTAGTATTTGGCGCTTCCTGCAGTATATCCTTCGGCCACAACATCATCATGGAGCCCGACAGCGTAAGCCGTCATACCCTTCTTAGCGCCAAACCAAGGATTACGCTCGGTCCAGCCCCGTAGTTGGGGGTCCATATCAGCTTGTTGTGGCTGTTGGGTAGTTTGTACACTAGTTTCTGTATCTTGTACAGGGGTAGGGCGAAAATTAGCTACACGGTCAGATTTCAACCGCGCAGCGGTCATTTCTTCTTGGGCAGTAGCTAATGCGTCCGGGTCCCCAGCTTCATACGCTTCCTTAAACTTAGCGCGGGCTTTTGCAACATCATGCGCGGCTACTTGTTTAGCCTGCTCAACTAATGCAACTTGACCGTCATGCAAGGAGCCCTTGAGCTTCTTGTTCTCCTCAACTACTTGCCTAGCTAAGCGTACAGCCTCTTCGCGCTCGCGCTGTGCAGACTCCTTGGCTCGGCGCTCCTCGTGGTAGCCCTTGGAGAAGTGCTTGATCCGGCTCTGGACACTGGCGTCGTACTTGGACAACTCCTCGTCCGTGACTTCGGCGGGTGCCTCGGCCATGGGTTTACGGTTGCGGTCAACTTCAGGCGTGTCGTCCACAATTTCATACTCAGGCTCTGCCTCTACGACGCGGCCCCCAGCTTTAGACCCTTTGGCCTCAATCTCGTCGGGAAACTCAAAGGTAGTTTGTTCTGTTGCCATACATACTCCTTAAGGACGTTGGATACCGCGAGGGTCTTGCACGACCGCCTCAACAGAATCATCGTTAATCAGACGCCACTCGGTGCCGTGGATTTTCATCCGGGTACCAGTATTAGGGCGGGTCAAGATAAAGTCACCCACTTTGCAGCTCGGGCCGCTGGGAAATCTATCTTTGGGGAACGCGTCAGGACCAATCTTGGCCACGAACAACACGGGAGACAGGAGCTCTTCGTGGTGCATCATGGTTGAGGTCTTGACCAAGAAACTACCCTCGATCGTTTCCTCTGCCTTAGGCAGCATGCAGAGAATATGGAACGTCGCAGGGTCAGGCACTTGCTTGGCTTTCTCCTCGGCGGTGGTATTTAGTACCCCCGACAAGTCAATAGCGGCAACATCAAAGTTAGTCATGGTTAGCTTTCAAGATACGCACGAGGTCACCTATTTCCATCTGTGCGGTCAGGAGACCTCGGATAACTCCGCACAGTTCTCGGTAAGCAGGGAAGTCAGTGACTCCCCCCTCTGCCAAAGACTCAGCTAACTCAGTTCTACGTTGGGCGAGCTTGTCGCTCAGATGCTCAAGTACCTGTATTTCGTTCATTTATCACCTTTGGGTTTCACTTTTGTCTGGTTGGCGGCGGCTTCCTTGGCCATGTGCAGCTTGTGCAGGTGGGCCTGATCGGCGTGCTTGAGCTTCTGCATGTGCACCTGACCGCCGTGGGCCATGGCCTGCTGAGCTTGCGCGCCCTTCATCTGGGCAGCCTGTTGTGCCTGCTGAGCCTGCGCTGCTTGTGCCTGTTGGGCCTGCTGCATCTCCATGGCATGGCGCTGAGCTTGCTGCTGCATCTCCTGCTGGTGGCGGGCCATGATGACCTCAGGCGGCTCACCGGAGCTCTGCTGCTCCTTGAGACGCAGCTCCCACTCTTTCATAGCCAAGTCACCGTCGACCTTCTTAGCCTTAGTGGCGGCGTCCTGCTTCTTGATCTCCAGCTCAGCCTGCTGAATCTGCACCAGTGGGTCTTGGGCGGCCTGTTGTGCCTGAGCCTGTGCAGCCTGACCTTTGCTCTGCTGCAACACCTGCTGCGCGGCTTGGGCCACCATGCGTGACAACTGCACCTCGAGCTCTTCTGGCATGTCCTCGTCCGGTGCGGGCATCGGAACGCCGAGCTGTGCCTCGACCTTGCTACGGTATGCGTACGCCAAGTGCTCCGAGATGTGAGCCTGAATCTCTGCCATCATCTTCTGGGCTTGGGGGTTCTGGCCAATCTGCTGCATCAGCATGGGGTCCTGCATCATGGCAGTGTGCACAGCGATGTGCGCGTCGTGGTCTTGGTAGATAAACGCTTTGGTCGGCTTGCCGTTGAGGAACGCCATATTCTCGGACACGGGGTCGCGGGGCTTCATGTCGTCGTCGATCGGCACCAGCTTGTCAGCGTTCTTGATGCCCAGCACCTCAATCATCTGGCGGTGCAACTGGGGCAGGTCATAAATCTGAGGCGCACCTTGGGACAGCTGGATCACAGCTTGGTACTGCATGATCCGTTGCGCCATCGTCGCGCTGTTGGGGTCAGACACGGGGATCACGGCCACCATGTCATAGTCGCTGCGCTTGGCTTTGCGGTCACCCGACGACGGGTCGAAGCTGTACTCCTCCGGCGTATAGTCACGGATGATGTCACGCAGCAGCTGGAACTCCTCCTTCATGGAGTAGTGCACCCGAGCCTGAACCGCGCTCATGGTCTTGAGCTGACGCTCCAGCAGAGCCAGAGTCGTACCTACCGGAGCATTCGCACCCATGTCGCTGATGTTCATATCAGCAATCGAACCTAACCGGCGACCTTCGTCGGTGATCTGGTTCAGCAGGGCCAGCAGAGTTTGGCTTGGCTCCTTGTAGGGGAGCGGCATGATGTTGTCACGCAAGGCTCCACTGGCAATGTCCACGTCGCGGAACTCGCCCGGAGCGATCGGTGTATCGTCACCCTTTACACGCAGACCACGGGTCTTCATACCACCGGGCAGGTTCGAGAGGGTACCGGCGTCCACCAGCTGACGGATCAGGGAAGTGCCAGCGCGGGCGTAGCCGCCGATCAGGTTAATCAGCCCAAGGCCATAGGCACCAAAGCCGGGGATGTAGGTGTACTGTACAAAGTGCTGGCGCTTGAGGCGCTGCTCATTCTCGGGGTCCCAGTTACGACGCACAGCCATCACGCTCGTGGTAGCGCGGTCTAGGGTAACTACGTAGGGAAGGGCGATGCCGTCCTCGTCCTCATGCCCGGGCATGTCGTAGTCAACGTGTATCTCCAGAATCTGATAGCGCTCATCGTCGGTGATGGAGTAACCCTGATCCTTGGCCTTGGCCTTCTCGATGTCCGTGTGGATTACGCTAGGCTCGCCAAGATCAATGTCCCGGTAAAACCCAGCTGCTACCAGCTTGGCAATGTCGTTCTTGGTCTTGCGCATGACATGCGTGACCCGCTCCGAGGTGCGTACGCTAGACGCGCCATAAGGAATAATCAAGTCCTCTGCCTGCACAAACATAGCCGTCTGGCGGCCCATGCCCGGGTCATAGTAGACCTTCTTGAACGCGGACCCTGCCAAGCCAAGGTTGTACAGCATGCGCTCATGCTCTGGGCGGTACTCGCTCATCACCTCGGTCAGCTGGTAGTTCATGTCGTCACGGACACGCTCACCAGCCTCTTCCTTCATCTTGTCGATGGCACCGATGATCTCCGTCTTGACCGGGCCCTGTGCAGGGAACGTCTCGATAATCGTCTCGCTCTGGAACCTCACAGCAGCTTCGGTCAGCACCGTGCTGAACACTCCGCAGGCACCGGTCCACGGCTCAGTACGTTCTTCGTACTTCATGCCCAGCACTTCCAGACCCTTGACGTAGGCTTCTACCCAGTCTTTGCGGCTGTTAATGTCCGCATCAATGAGCTCGATCAGGTCCCCAGCCAGCATCTGCAGGTCACCCTCGTCCATGTCCTCTGCTAAGTTAGCATCAAAGTCAGGGTTCTTCGCAGAGTCTTCTTCGGCTAGCGTAATCTCCATGGAGCCGTCCGACAGGGTTACCGCATCGGGGTTATCAATCTCGATCTCCAAGTCTGGAGTGTCAGGGAGGTCATCGTCCTGCAGCCCCAGTGGGGCCTGTGACGTGGAGGGGAACATGCTGCTGGTAGCCATAGGTATCCTTAGTAGTAAGCCTGCCGCCGTGATGGCTGAAAGGCCTCATTATCCTCGTGGTCCGTGCGGATGCGCAACAGACCCCCGTTTCGGACGCGGGCAAGCGCCAGCGTCATGGTGTCAACCTCGTCATCGTGCTCGCCGCTGGGGAACGCCAAAATCTCCTCGACGGTAGCAGCAGCCCAGCCAGTTTCTGGAAACCATACGTGCCCAGAGGCAAACAGGTCCGACACCGCGTTGAGCCGTGCAATCTTGTCCTGCCCTTTGCCCGGGCTGAAGTCCTGCACAAATATACCTGAGCGGCGCATCTCGTCAATCAGCGGCTGACCACTGGCCTTGGCCTCCACGATCACGCTGTCCGGCTGCCATTCGTTGTACTGCTCGTGGGCCATGGCCTTGAGCTCAGGAAATTCGTACTTGCCCTTGACCTTGTTCAGCAGGATCACGTTAGTGCTGCCGTCGTCGTCATTCGTCCACACTCCCCACGTATGGCACACCGAGAAGTCGGACCGCTGCTTAGTAGTTAGTGCCGTGTCGAACGCCTGCACAAGGAAGTCTATGGGCGGAGGGCTATCTTTTGTCCACCACTTGATCCATTCCCGCTTGATGATGGCAGCTTCGGAGGCGGTCGGGTTCTGCTGGTACTGCGCATACCACTGCCACATGATGTGGTGCATGGACGCCCGGGTCTGCTGCAAAGCCTCCAGTGACCACTGTTCTGGCCAGATCGACTTCTCTTTCTCGGTGCCCTCGTTCAGAATGGCAGGGAATTCAAAGGCTTCGTAGTCGTCGCCCCCCTCATTCATGGCCGAATCCTTCAGCAGGCGTCCAATCAGGTCGCGCTGGTGCCACCGGGTGTGCAGAACACAGATTTTCCCCTCGGGCATGAGACGCGTACGCAGGCCAGCACTGAACCAATCGTAGGTAGCATCCAAAGAATTGGTGTTTCCGGCCTTGATGTCCTGCTCAGACAGCGGATCGTCGGCAATTATGAGGTGGGCACCCCGTCCAGCCAGCGCTCCACCCACACCAATCGAGAAATACTCGCCTCCACGGGTCGTATTCCACTGTCCGGCGGCTTTTGCGTCTGCCGCGATGCAAGTTTGGGGGAAAATCCGCTTGTATTCCGCCGTATTAATCAAATTTCGCACTTTTCGGGCCATCACCAAGGCCAAATCAGCCGTGTGGGACGCCACAATGACCTTGTGGTCCGGGTGTTTGCCCAAATACCACGCTGGGTAGTAGATAGAAATCATCTGGGACTTGCCCATACGCGGAGCCATGCTCACGGCGATGCGATTCTTGACGTTCTGCTCCACGTCCATGAGCAGCGCACCCAGTCTTTTCAGGTGCACACCGAACTTGTACGTCCTATCTAAGGCAGCGATGAACGCAAGGAAGTCATCTTGGGCTAACTGCACCCGCTTGCGCTCCTCCAACTCGTCAAACATGACCAGCAACTCCGCCGCTTCACTGCGCGGCAGGTTTTTAATGATCCTCTCGATCATCTCGCTGGTTAGCTCCACGTTCATTAGGTGTGAGCCCCTGTGAAGTCCGCCATGCTGAACTCGATATCTGCAGCAGGCTGACGCTGGCTTGGCTCAAAGGCTTCGCCCTCCACCACCCGGGTGAGGCGCTCCCGCAGTAACTGTTCCAACTCTTCCGTGGGCCGGTGGCGCATGGTGATCTCCGTCTTGTCCGTGAACAACCCGACGTCGCTGATCTTGCCCAACATCTCCAGAGACTTCAGCCGGATGCGCGGGTCGGCATTGGCACTCTCTAGTATGAGCTTGTTGGTGATGTACGTGCGGAGTTGTGCAGCTGACTTAACGACGAGGTGGTCGTATTCCTGCAGGAGCGCCCCAAGGTGGGTGATGACCTCGGGTTTGGAAAGGTCGGCATCGGTGGCCGTCTGCCGTCCAGTGAAGATAGCTCGTGAGAGCTCGGCATCCTCTTCGGAGATTTCAAACGGCAGGGAGTCCGTGTCATGCAGGGATGACAAGGCAGCCGCTACTCTGGCTTCTAGGGACTCAAAGGTCGGCGTGAATTCCGCAAGGGGGATGTCGTCGTCAATGGTCAAGGTGTACATGGAGGGGGGCGCACTCCGAGTTAAGTTGTGCGAATTGTATTGCAAAATTTTTGCAGGGGTGTTTTATTTTTGACCGGGGGTGTTTCTGGTGGAAGGGGGGTGGGTCTGAGGTTTGGTGAGTTTTGTGTATAGCGAGCTATAGTATTTTATGGGGTGGTGTTGGGGGATCGAACACTCAGTGAATGCGCAAGTGGCGGAGTCCCATTGTCCATTGGGCGGGTCGGGGTACGGTGGGTCGCCATAACTATCACAACTGTCATCACCCTCCGGCGTAACCTTACGGCTTGATTAATTCTAAGGGAAAGGATACAATACAGACATCGACACAATACCGTGCCGATAAACAAAAGGAACCCTACCATGTCAAAAGTAACTACATTGTCCGCCGCATTCAAAGCCGAAGGTGCCATCATCGTTAAAACCGCCGCCGCCATTCAGACAGCCCGCGAAGTCACCGATAAACTCATTCAGCAGGCAAATGACGATATGACCATTGCTTGCGCAACCTCCGGGTTGACCAAAGCAAAGTACTGGGGAAAACCCTCCGGCGAGGTGCGCACCATGGTCAAGGCTACCATGGCGCTAGGTGTCGAAGCGGGCGCATATCAGGCCGACATGGCCGAAACCATGGTGCACTGCTATGGTGTCGCGTTTATCGCAGGGATTCCATTCACCCGTGATCTGAAACGTACTCATAAGGCCGATGGCACGCCACGCGAACCTAAGGGTGAAGCGGCGGACGGCGCAAGCACTACGGGCAGCGTGACGACGACGACACCGGAAGCATGCGAGAAAACCGCCCGCAAACTGATTGCGCAGTTGCGCATGCTACAAGCCGATACCGCCGCCGCCGCCGTAGTTGACGCCATGCTCGAGTTCAACCCTGAATTCAGCGAGACCGAAAAAGCGTAAGGTTACGACTTTCCATCCAGCCCCCGCAAGGGGGCTTTCCCACGCCCGGTCCGCCGGGCTTTTTTGCGTCCAAAATTTGGCAGGGAATCCCGTATGCCATACGAACTATCATAGGCAAGTGAGTGAGCGTGAGCATGAGTCGCTGTTACGCGTGTTACAGCATGTTACAAAAACCCTGTAACACGGTTTAGGCATGGGCTCCAGAATTTTCCCTATATGAATCAATGAGTTAGAGAGAGAGAGAGAGAGTTTATTATATTAATTATTGTATTGTTACAGAGTTACAGGCTTTTTGGGTCATGAATCCTGACACTCGGATTTGGACGCTACTACTACTACTTGAAGTTACTTTTATCCGAGTAGTAGTAGGCGGGGTTTTGGGATTCCCAGCTTTTATGCTCTTTTGGGCTGTACACTC